ATTGTCCACGGGGCGATTAGTTAGCAAACCATTTTTATCTTCAATGTATTTGTAGTTCCGTAGTTCCTTTATCAGGTTGTAGCTTCTTTCCGTTGCATATAGCTTGTATCTCCTGATGATGTCTATCCCTATGTTTATAGATCCTTTGATGGTAGGCTTCACATTCCACCCCATCCTGTATATTTCTTCAATGCTTTTAGGTTCGGCACTATCTGCGAATACTTCATTGCTCCTATCAAGCCCTAGTACCTTCATCTCATTTGCTATGTCCTGATTGGTCATGCCTGTTCTGTATAGCAATTCATCCACATACATGGAATCATCTAGGATGTAGGTTCTCACTAGGCTAGTAGGATCTGAACTATACCCGAAGTCTAGACCATAGCTTACTAGCTTTGCTTCCTTTGGTATTTCTTTGGTAGTACTGAAGGTATATACTAGGGATCTGCTCTGCCCCCTTTCACCAAGTCCATATACCCTCCAATAGTTTTCATCTATATCCTTGAGTCTTTCAATCTCTGCTTTGATCTCTGCCCCCAGGAAAGGGTTATCCTTGTAAGTAGTCTGATAGAATTCTACATCCTTTCTAGGTAGAACCTGATCGTAAATCCAATGAAATTCTTCCGAAGGATTGAAGTCAATGATCACCTTCTCATTGGTTCTGAATAGTAACTGCTGCCAATCTTCAAAGGTCAATTCATTGGCTTCATTAGCAAATAGCAGATCTCTCTTTCTACCCCTGATCTTCTGAGGCATATCAAGGGATATGAATTCTATGGTGTTGCCGTTTAGTCTGTATTCTGATGCTGTCTTTGAGTGATCATCTTCTGAGTAGATTTCATGATCCTTCAGGATGGTTAGGAAGTCACGCATGACAGTACCCCTCAAAGCAGGGTAGGTCTTCCTACAGATCGTGATGACTTTATTCGTGTTCTTTTCGCAATATGAAAAAATTATCCATAGAAGGATGTTATAGGTCTTCCCTGATCTAGTGCCACCTTGCTGAACTACTATCTTAGCTTTGCTAGTCTCAAGATGCCTGAATACTTTATTTGTTTTTATACTAGATACTGTCATCTAGAATAGTCACTTCAAAAAATTTCTTTCCATCTGCACCTGTGATCTCCTGCCTTTCGACATAGCCCCTAGACTTCCCTTGAGTTTTAAGAAAGAAGATGATAGCAGTAGTATCACCGCTATCAATCTTCTGATCTAGTTTCCCTTCTACGAAATCAAGTCTAGAATTCCTGCCTTCTACTACAGCCTGTTCTAGCCCATCCTGTTCAATCCAACTATATAGGGTAGGTCTTTCTATACCCAATGATTTTGAGGCTGCTGAGAGGTTGCCAAATGCCTTCACAATGGCTTGCTCTATCAAAGATCTCTCAGGCTTTTTCATAGTGTAAAATTTTGTAAAAGGTTTAGTCTAGTTTTTCGTTGGCTACTTGCAAAGGTTCTACAGGTGTGATCTCCTTTTCTTCTAGCTTGTTAGGAATTCCTGCATCATCTAGCAACTTCTTAAACAAGTAAGCTAGATCAAAGATTCCCTGCTCTTCATCTTCAAGGGTTACACTTATAACTTTGTTTTCACTATTGAAATTCAATTGAAATTTTGACATGATTGGTTTTTTTTAGAATGGTAGATCGTATTCTTCAGCCTGATAATTTCCAGGAGTAGTAGGCATCTTGTTAACCTGTGGGGTATTATTTTCTTCCTTTTTATAATCGTTTAAGGTAATGGCTACATCCTTCCCGTACTCATTCGGCTTATCGTAGATATTGATGTTGAGATTGACATACTTCTTCCCGTTGTAGGTGTATGCGTGTGCCTCTCCATCAGATATACAGATAGCAGCCGTGATCCATGAATCACTTCTTTTCTTCCCGTTTCCTAGTTTGGTTTTTGGTTTGTTGTCCATGTGTTATGTATTTGGTTTTCTTCTTCTCTTGATCGGCTTGTTTTCAATCACAGGTTCTTCTGTGTTGAAAGGCACTTCTACTACTTCCTCTTTAGGCTGTTCTCTGTACCATGTAGTATTCTCTTCATTTACATACCACCCATACAGGTAGTTGACTAGTTCAGCCCTACAGCTACTGCACCAATGTGAGAAGTTATGCTTCGCATTGACATAGGTAGTATATAGGTGAATCAAATCATTGTACACTTCCTTATCGTAGTTGCGAATGAAAGCGTGTTTTTTGTAGCACTCATAGAGTTCAAAGTGCTTCTTGAATAGTTCTAAATCTTCAGGTTTCATATTTTTTGTAGTTCGTTTTTAACTTCTTCCCAATATTCATATTCTTTTGTTCCGTACTTAGACAATACATTCAAGATTTCATCTACTGCTATTATTGCACATCTATTTGCAGCGTGTAAATCTCTTACATCATTGTACCCATGTATGCATTCACTCATTTTAAATTTGATCAGCAATTGATCTGCCTTTGACCTTGCTGTCATAGTTGAAATTTATTAGTGAAATGATCCTCCACATACAGATAGATGAAGGGTACTGCGCTACTTATAAATATCGCTTCTAGCAAATCCGTTTTTAAGATTAGAAAAAATAGGCTGATCCAAAAGGACATACAGAATGAACAGCTAAAAGGCTTGACCAAATTCCTACCTGTGACTTTCTTAAAAATTTTAGGAAAGTTCAGGATGTAGAAGTAGATCAGAGTTATCCCTATTGCTCCTAGTACACTAATTGCTGCTTGATACATTTTCTTATGTTTTTAATTGTGATGAAAATTGAGGTGTGTGGGATGCCTGTCTGCTTTGATACCTTCCTAACTGAACCAAGTTCTACATACATCTTGAGAATCTCCTGATCATACCAATACAGGGTTTCAATGATCTTAGATATTGAGTCTGCTACCGCTTGACTATTGTCTATTTCTTCTTCTTCCTTGATGAACTTGACTATATCCTCCACAGGCACTAGGGCTGCATACATCCTGCCAAACTTCCCGTACTTTGAATTAGTTTGATTGCAGCAGATCCGCACTATCCAAAACTTGAAAACCTGCTTTCCTTTGGCTTCTAGTTCCCTGAGTTTTGTGGCATCATATTCTAGGACTATGACTGCTACTTCCTGCCTCAGATCTTCCCATAGATCCTTACCTATATTCTGAAATACATATTTGAATTCATTGTCATATAGCCATCCGATCGCTTTCATTTTAGGCTTATTACTTCGCCCGTAGGAAGCCCTGCAAAATCACACAGCCATCCGTTCCACTCGAATCTTACTTCCTTCTCTCTGCCATTATATGAGGCTGCTAGAAGTCTTATCTGCCTCTGCACTATCTCAATACTTTGAAAGCTACCTTTTCCCTTATTCATCCATGCAGACCATTCACCGCTTGAAAGCCTATAGCGGATTTCAAGCGAATAATCTAGTGTTGATTTGGGTAGCATTCTAGGCATTTTCTATTTTCTATTTGTGGCATTTATGCCGTAATAAGAAGGCTACCTGCTAACAACTCACACCCCAATTGCAGGCAGGTGGGGTCACTTAGCCTAGTAGTCATGACAGGATTCAAACCTGCACGCACAAATATAGGGTATCTCATTGTGCCATCACTTTTACAAGCAGTTCCGATGTGTGTCTACATTCCACCACATGACTATATTTTTTCTCTGATTACTACTTCCAATCCTATAGCCTCACAGATCATTCTAAGATTGAACAGGCTTATGCTTTCCCATCCATTCTCTACCTGATTGATAGGGGCATGGCTTAGTCCTAGCTTCTTGCATAGTTCTAGCTGTGTGTATCCGCTTTTCTTTCTTGATCTTCTTATCAGTAGTCCTTCTTCTACGCTCATTTTGGTTTGTTATTTATTCAAATATACTATTAAAATGAATATCCAATTTTAAAGGGTGAATTTTGTCTAAAAAGGTAGCATCTTAAAAATTCCCATGCTGATAAATTCATCCCCCTTCTTGACTATGCACTTCCTCACATTCAATTCAAAAACCATTTTGTCATTGAATCCGAATTTTTTCTGTGCCAAATCTAGGGTAGCTTTTATGGGATTATCTATGTCCGCTGATTTTGTTGAAAAACCAAAGAATAGTTCTACCCTTAGCATCTGATCAGGATCTATTTTTCCTTTTGGCATTTTCAAAAGCATAGATCTTTCAAATTCTATGTAGGCCTTGGTTCGGAATCTTCTACCCCTGTAGGCTTCATTTACTGAAAGAGGCTTCTGCTTTATATTGAATTGTATCATTTGCAAGCCTTATAGATAAAGTCCATTCCTATGGTAACCGCCATTACAATAAACATGAACCAAATCCCACAATCAAAGTCAAAGTGAATCAAAGCAAAGACACAGAGTAGGGTAGTTTGAATACTGAATAGATCCTGCTTTTTAGGTGTTAGGTTTTCAATTAGCTTTTTCATTTTTTTACATTTTTTAAATATTGACCCCATTGACTAGCCATAGCTTCCGCAATCCCAGGGAATGTCTTTGATCTGATCTTTGCCCTATCTTCTGATGGTGGTAAGTTATACCATTTAGGAAGTACCTTCCCTGATTTGGTAGTGTGAAATTCACCCATGTTCAGAGTCTCACCAAATAATGGGGCATCACCCAAATTAGTAGCTTTCAATTTAGGTAGATTTTTAAGCCATAGACAGGTAGGCTTTCTTGCAGGATCTCCAAAGTCAAAAGGATTGATTATCTGATCAGGCTTTCTGTAGTAAGTTGACATCACCCCTATAGGGTTTTCAATTGCAATGTGTTCAATAGGTGCATTTGCCAAAGCAAGGAAAAAATCTATACTCCTCTGCTGCCTCCCATCCTTTCTCTTTTGTTCAAAATGCTTAGCACCCGACATAGATAGATCTGTACATGGAGGGAAAGCTATCACAGCATCCCATTCAAATACTTTGGCATATAGTTCACCATCAAATTCTTTGTAGTCAAAATCCATAGTAGGCCCAGGATGAAAACATTCTCCATAATCCACAAAGCATTCAGGGCAGATAGGACATTCATAGTCTTCATCCCAATCTTCAAAAACACAGTCATGTGCATTAATCACTTTGATGTATCCATCTATCACTTTGGTGACATCATCTTTTATGTGCCATTCAGGATGACCACCTGATTCATCAATGATGTCACAGGAATATGCTTCTATTCCCATCTTTCTAAATTCTAAAGTCACAGATTGACTTTCTTCACAGGCTATTAAAATTTTCATTTAAAATGGTGTTTTAGTTTCTTCTTGATCAGGGAATTGAAAGTCATCATCAGGTAATGGGTATTGAAATTTTGGAAGATCAGAAATCTTTTTTTTGCCTACTGCTGCATTCTCAAAGTAGTCAAATCCATCCTTCCCCATGTATCTATTCTTCTTTCTGTTGAAGTCTATTGTGATCTCAAAGGGAATACCTACTAGCTTCTGCTTCTTGATCTTATCCGTTTTGATTATGACTGTGGTATCATTTGGATCTGTTGCCCTGTTAGGTCTCCATACTGAGATAGAATTGTCTGTGCTATCCGCAAAAGTACCACCACCTTTGATTTGGTACAGGGAAGGTGGAGGGTAGTTTCCATCCTTTTCCTTCCTAGGTGTAGTTTGGTGCATCACTAGGTGGTAGGATACATTGTTTTTTCTAGTGAAGTTGATCCTGTCCATCATGAACCTAGATGCATACAGGTGTTCAGGTTCTCCTGCTGTCATCTCATGCCTGATCTTGATGTAGGGATCTACCACCACAGCCTTGACATCCTTCTCCCACACTAGGAATTCAAATACAGAT